GATGCCGGAACCCATTGCCTGCGTCAGTTGCAGCATGGCTGCGTCAACGCCCGCCGCTTCTGTCCCGGCAATCGCGAACTGCTTGTTGATCTGCTCCATGAAATCCACAATTTCCGCACTGCTGGAAAAGGCGTCCCCGGCCATCAGACCCAGCTTGGCAACGGCATTGGCGGTGGCCAGATAAGAACCCCGCGATCGTTCGGTGGACACAAAAATCATCTTTTGCAGTTGCTGCGTTGTCTGCAAGCCGTCATTCATCAGGTCCAGCCGCGCCGTCGTGCTGGTGAGCTGATCCGACAAGTCAAAAGCCCTCGCGATCGTCTGGACACCCGCGTATGTGACAACAGCTCTCTTGATCGTATTCATTAACTGACTGGCGCTGTCAGTTCCCCTTTGGATTTGATGGTTAAACCGGGCCTGTTCGTTTACGTTGTCCCGGATGTATCTTTCCGTGTTGCTTACGACCTGAGAGAGACGCAGATAGGCGTCGTTTGCCCGCCTGACATCCATGTTGTCAACCGCGTTGTTCAGGGCGTTCTGCGCGTCCAGAGCCTGCGCCAACTGCGCCCGCATCTGCTCCAGTTCGGCGTTCGCGGCGGCGGAACCCATGTTGATCGGATTGTTCGCCATTTGAGTAATGCGGCTCTGAATGGCCTGAATCCGGGTCTGCATATGGTTCAAATCCGTGACGGCGTTCGGAGGAAAAATATTGCTTGCCGCCGCCTGTGTCCTGATTCTCTGCTGTGCCTGTTCCAACGTGTTCATCATATTGGTGGCGCTCTGGATTTCCTGTTGAAAGCGTTCAATTCCCGTATTTGTGAATACTTCAAGGCTCGGCGTATTCCACGTAACAGGGATTTGAACAGGTTGTGAAAAACCGTCCCGAATAGAACGTTCCACGTTTCCTACCGTTTGGGAAAGCTGCAAAAACGCGCTGTTAATGTCCCCGAGGCTCATCCCCTGCGTGGCGGCGTTCAAGTTCCCTTGACAGGAAAGCGTTTGGGCAAGCTGCGCCCGTAAATGCTCTAACTGCGCGTTTGCCCTGTCGGTGCCTATATCCAAAGAATTTTGCTCCACCTGCATGATCGCCGTCTGTAATTCCTGCACCCGGTTTTGCAGATTTTGAATATCGGTAATCGCTTCCGGGGGAAGAATGTTTAAGGCTTGCGCTTTCTGCGTAATGTCCGTCTGGGTCCCTCCCAATCGTTCCAGCATGGAATTTGTGTTTTGGATTTCCTGCTCGAAGCGCTCAACCCCGCTGCCGGTGAATACGGGCATACTGTCCGCCTGCCACGTCACCGGGACTTTGATGGGGGCGGGATTGTGGGCCTGCCGGATCTTCTCCTCGATGCTGTCAAAGGCGGTCTCGGCCCGCGCCAATTCATCCCGCGCCTGCTGGATTGCGCTCACGTCAACGGCGCGTTCAGAGGCGGTCTGCATGGCCTCAAAGCTGTTCAGAACAACGTTCATGGCCCGCGTCATGCGCTGAAGGGGAGATGTTACGCCGTCATACAGAGCGATAGCGGCTTGGATGGTTCTCGCCATAGAATTTCACACCACCTTGTTAAAAAGGGGCGGGGCCGCTCAGCGTCTGCGGCCCCTGTGCCCCTTGTGTTTCAGCTTGTTTTGTTCTTCCTTTTCCCGCTTCACGCGGATTTCGACGGCGGCGGTTACAAAGGCCCTTTCCCGGCGCCCCAGCGCGAGAAATTCATGGGGCCATTTATGCAGTTCGTGAAGGCAATAGTAGGCGATATTCGCCTCACCATCCCCTTCACAAATCAGTTTTTTGCTTCGTCAACCTCATCCTGAAGGGACGTGTCGAACCCGCACACTTCCTGCACCTTCATCACATAGTCGGTGTATTCGCCGGCGGTCAGCATGGCTTTCAGAAGGGCGTCGTCCCCGTTGACGCGCCAATTCGCCTGAAGCTCCGCGTCCTTCAGATTGGGGAACACGGTACAGGTAGCGGCCAGCTTACCCAGATAGGCTTCCATATTGGTTTCTCGCTGGTACTGGTGCTTCCTGCCGGGGATGGGGACACGCTGGGAGCAGCTTTTCCGCAGCGCCTCATCTTCCGTGGCCGGGATCGCCTTGATCTCCCACTCCATGGGCTTGCGCTTGTTGGTGTCGGGGTCGATCTCATCCGACAAAAAGCGGCTGGAGGCCACATACTTGACATTCTCCACCTTTACGGTGTTTTCGGACAGAAAAGCAGACAAACTCATCTTGTATTCCTCCCGTTTCTTAAATGATACCGTTCAAGAGATTGAATTTTTCGGGCATATCCCACGATTCAAACGTGCCGGACAATTCCTCGTCCAGCAGTTCTTCTCCGGCCTGAAACTTTGCCAGTATGAAGCTGTCGCACAGACAGTCATGGTGGATGATCGTCTGGCGGCCAACCCTGCTTGTGGGATCTTCGTTCGTCACCTGAATATCAAAATAGGGCATGACGCCCGTCTTTTGATACTGATCCGCAATCTTGCGGAAGATGGACTGGTTATAGTGGGCGGTGCCGCTCCACGTCCCCTTGCCGCCCGCCGCCTTATGCCCCATGCCGACCTTGCCCAGAATGGGAACATCTGTGATATTCATTTCCCACTTGCTCTCAAACTCGGTCAGGTTCATAAAGTTGTACCGGTTGCCGTCAATGGTGATGAAGCATTCCGCCATACTGCCGTATACGGCGTCCGCCGCGTTCATAATGGGCGTGTTGTTAAAAACCACGTCTTACACCTCTTTCTTACTGGACATAGACCGTCATGTAAAGCTGGGCCATCGCGTTGACGGGGGTGACGTAATCCGTCACTACGACGGACTTCTTCAAATCTCCCTGCGCAACCGTGACGTTATCGCTGGAAAAGTCCTGAATGGCCCGGATCGTCTGAAGCTCCATGTGATGCTTGACAATATCGTTCCACAGGCTCAGCCGCCCGGCGGCATCGTTGGGGACCTTGCCGATGTATTTCCCGCCGAACAGAACGGCAATGTCATTGGCAATCTGGTCCAGCACCCGGATCGTCTGATTGCTGGAGAAGTCGGAAGATTTCTCATCCGTGACGGAGACGAACGTGTCAATGTCCTCCAGAACATTGACATCGCCGTCCACGGTGTGGAACATGAACGAACCTTCCCGGATGCCGTTTTCAAGCTCCGTCTGCGTGTAGTGGGTATCCACCGCGTACTCCCCGTCATAGGTCATATTGGTGGCGGACTTGTTCACTGCGGTTCCGGCAATCACGCCGGTTGTCCACGCCACCAGAGCCGGATTGTTGGGGTCGTCCTGGAGGCCGTTTTTGACGCTGACCACGCCCTCGTAGTCTGCCAGATGGTTGAATACCACCGTCTGAAATTTCTTGCCCACATCGTCCCGCATCCGCCGTACAAAGGCCGCGAACAGGGCGGCAATGGTGGCATTGCTGGACGGACAGCCGATAGCGTTGAAGGTATAGCCCTCAATCTGATCCAGATAGGTTTGATAGGCCGCGTCCTCCACGGTTCCGGTTGTGCCGCCCGTCAGGGGGGTGGAAGCGGTCAGGGACAGAGCCGCGTCCTTCTTCCAGTCCACATAGGCGTTTTCCTTCAGCTCTGCCATCGCGGAAACACCCTCCTGCGTGTCCACTTTGGATGTACCCAGATACGTGGACACATCGAACAGCGGCGCGGCCTGGGTGCTGTCCTCGTTGGCCTCTACCACGATCTTCAGGTCGTTCCCCCGTGTGCCGGGGTATTTGGCCTTTGCGAATGCGTTTTCCGCCTTTTCGCCCCCGGCGTTCAGCCGGAAGAAGTGGACCGTTTTGGCGTGCTTGAAAATCTCACGCATGGGCAGCAGTTCCGGATCGGTGTAGGCATAGCCGAAAAGGGTCAGGCTGTTCTTGAGAAAATCGACCAGCTCTACTGTGAATACCCTGTTCTCTGGTCCCCAGTTCATGGGCAGCGGGATCGTGGCGGTTCCCCGGTCAGAAAGGGTCGCGCTTGCCTGTGCGACCGACACAAAGTTGACATACGCGCCGGGAAGCACCTTGTTTTGGGTCAGGAATGTACCTCCGCCAAGTGCCATATTATTTCACCCTGCCTTTCCTCGGTTTCATAAAATCGGAAATCAGGCTGTCAACCTGTTCCGTGGTGTACCGCTTCCCGTCCTTCAGCAGTGCCGACAGCAGATCGCGTCGGCCCGCGTACCGTTTGAAGCGCAGCAGTTGGGCCTTCGTATGGGTCACGGGGGCCGGGGCTGCAACGGGAGGTTCCTTTTGGGGCATGAATCACACATCCTCTCACGTCAGGTGTTCGTCCAGTGTCAGCGTTTCCATTTTCACATCATCCGGCAGCCGGAGCAGAACGCAGTCAAAGTTGACGAAAAAGTGAAGAACGCCGTCCACTGTCTCATAGTTCATGTTGGTTCCATGTAACTGCTCGCCGTCCGGAAGGGTAATGAACTCTAAACAGTCCATCATCCGTTCGGCGGCGGCGTACAGTTCCGCATTGCTTGTCCGTTCAGGAAAATAGTGGATGTCAAACGGGTTTCGTTTCCGATAGCGGCCTCCGGGCAAATGGGACAGTTCCGGTTTCAGGACAGCAATAAAAAAACAGGGTTCCTGCAAGCCCTGCTCCACATCGTTTGCATATATTCTGCACCCATCCCCAAAGGCGGCGTTCAGCTTCATGGAAATCCCCTTGATAATCTCATTCAGCATCCAAAGCCCCCTTCAAAAACGTGTATAGCATCCGTTCCAGTTGGGTGGGAGCCTGTGTCTCTACTTCCTGACTGGAAATCGTCAGCATGAACCGGCCCTTGACCCAGCTTGCCTTTAATTTCTTACCCAGCGCGGGTACATATCGCCCCGGCGTTTGCCGGTGGCCGTACTCCACATAGGCGGCGTATTCCGTATTGTTGACAACGGTAACATAGTAGGCGTCCCCCCGCTTTTCCACGGGGAGGACGTGCCACGCATCCCGCAGAGTTCCCCCTTTATACTCCCCCCAATACTTTTTCCGGATCGCCTCATTCCGGCTCATAAGGGAGTATCGTTTCCCCTTGCGTTTCCGGAACACTTTTTCCCCGTTTTTGTTTGCCACCTGCGTAATATAATCCTCGCCCCGAACTTTTACGGTCTTTGGACCGTCAAATTTGGGTGGTACGCCAACCGGCGTCCGCTTCTTGACCTTGTTCCAGAGCATCTCTGCAATCTGGTTTGCGGCATCCCGGCAAAACCGGTCAAAATCCATCCGGGACAGCTTTTCCAGTTTCTTGTTTAACTGCTCCAGTTGCTTGAAATCCGCTTTTCCCCACCGTGCCATTATGCGTACTCCTTGAACGGCTCCAGAAAAATTTCCTGATGGCTTGTAAACACGCCCACCAGACCGGATTTGCTGAAAACAAACTCCCGCGCGGGATCATTAAACCGCCTGATCACGATCTTGCAGCCGGGCGGGATCTCCACGTTGGAGGACAGGAACAACTTCACCGATTGGCCTGCGGCTGCAACGTGATCCCCAGAGGTGGAGGTCAGGGTTTCAAAAGACAGTTTGCACGGCTCATCCTCCAGAAGGGGCCGCTCCACAAAAGAGGTCAGATGGGTGACGGGGTTGGTTTCCTCCACCTGATGGAATATCCAGCACCGATCCCGCCACAGCCTCTGAAGGGCTTTCCTGTGCGCCGTCACCATACCAGCCTCCGAAACCGGTACAGCTCAGCTCTCCGGCCATTGATCAGGTAGTCGATCAGGCTATCCAGCCGCTGTTCCGGCGTTTTGCTCCCCTCGCCAATGGCAAAGGTGATGTTGGTGTCCCCCTCCTGAACCTGTTTCACGGCCTGTTCCAGATCAAAGCCCTCTAACTGACCGGCATCTTTTTTCAGGCTCAGATACTCGCCCACGGCCATAGAGACGGCCACGCTCTGTAACCCGTCCGGCATATCCTCCCGGTTGGTCAGGTTGGCAATTTTGGCCCTGACGTTCCGGATCACGTAATCCAAAAACGGGTCGTCTGCCGCGCCGGTTACGCCAAAGGCGTTCAGGTATTCAAGTGCCTGTTCCCGCATGGGGATCACGCCCCAATCTCAACCCAGCCTTTGGTTTTGGGGTTGTCCCCATCAGCCGGTGTGACTTTGACAAAACCCAGCCCGGACGGGGCATAGTAGATCTTGCCGTCAGCAACCGTAGTGTCGGCGGTGGCCTTTGCCGTGCCGGTCACGATCATAACGGCCTTTGTCTCATTGGTCATGGCCGCGAGATAGTATTTCCGGGAATACACGGTATTCCGGCGGATGTTCCCCTCCCGCTCCTGCTCCACCTCAGTACCCTTTTTATTGAACAGGGTGACGGCCTCTTTGGTCGCCACAACTACCCGCCCGGTCAGCGCGTCCTTCTTGGTGTAGATGTGTACGCCGCCCACAGTGCCGACATAGCCGGAAGTGGCGAACTTCTCCACATACTTCAGATCGTCCCGAAGGGCTTTCCGCAATATGGCCATATCTGCGGGGTTGACGAACGCGAACAGAGACACGCCCTCCAGCGCTTCCAGATTCAGCATTGCCATAGAGTCCACAAATGCGTCAAACCCCAAAGCCGGGGCCGTGACAATCTGGGTCGCCTCGTTGAAGGCCGCGTAAACGTCCCTGTTCACGGTATTGAACATATCCGTCCCGGCGTGGCGGGTTCCGGTGGTAATTACCATCGGATCGGTCATGGCCTCCTCATCGTAATATTGGAAACGGTTTTGGGCCATCTCGATCCGGTACTCCTTTTCGGTGTAGCCAGCCGTGATGACGGCGGTGTTGCCCTGCCCCATCGTCAGCTTTTCCGTGCCGTCCGTGGCCTTGTATTTGTGGATCTTGCGAAGCATACCCGCCGTGCCGGTCAGGGTGCTGTCCACGGTGCAGAACTGCTGGAGGTCCAGATGGGAGTTGAACTGATCTTCAATCTCGTTGGACAGAAAAAAGTTGTCATACGGAATGTTCGGCATTTTTAATTCCCTCCATAAAGCTGTTTATATTCTTCCGGGTGCTGCGTGGAGAACTGATAGCGGTCTGCGGGAGACATGGCCCGGAACTGCTCCA